GACAGGCGACATCGTTACCCCAGGGTTCGGAGCGGTGGTCTTCGGGGAGGACGCAGCCGAGCAGTATGACGTGTATATCGAGGGAGAATCGACGATGCCTCTCACGAAGGACGGGCGAAAGGCGGAAGGTATGCAGCTCTTGAAGCTCGCGTCCGAAGCCCGTCGCCCCCTCACGGTCGAGGAAATGCAGAAATACCCTCAGTTGGCGCAAGCCTATCCGCAGGGCGTGCCGATTCTCGATGCCGAGGTCATTGCGACCGACATCCTTATGCCAGCGTTTTCAACGGTCGATAACGTGGATCACTACGTTTGGAAGATCGAAGACGGCGCAGGCGGCGCAGCTCCGGCCAACCCGGTCGGGCGGCCAGAAGACCCGTTCAAAGAGGTCATGCCGAACCAAAACCCGGCGGACGTAGCGAACGGTGACGCGCAGCCAAATAACTTACTCATCAATAAAATGGAACAAGTATGATGACCCAAGGAGCCAGCCAGTCAGCGGGAAGCAAGCAATCGGTATCCGAGCTTATGCGCTCGAAGGCCGGGGAAGAGGAGAAGGCAATGATGGACGAGGTGGAAGCCTATAAGCCTGAGTCCGAAACGATCAAGGAAATGGTCGAGGAAGTAGGTGAGATGGAACCAGGCCCGGAGTGCGACGCCAAGATCGACGAGACCATCAAGAAACTTGAGGGAATGAAGTCGAAGAAGGCTGTGGAAAAACCAAAGGAAGACAAGCCGTCCAAGCCTCCGTTCCGCTTCGAATAATCTATTATGACTCGCGCTGAATTTGAGGAAAGAGCCAGGAAAGGCAAGCAATTCCAAGCATTGTTCGAGTCACCCGCATGGAAGGAAACGATGGGCGAGTGGCTTACCCTTGAGACAAGTCCAGAAAAGAATGATACAATATCGACGGAGTTCTTTTCACGGGATGAATTGGCACGTCGATACGACGAACTCCAAGGACGGAAAGAGGTTCTCATGTCCCTCGCTGACCAGATGAAACGCTGGATGATGGACGCTCAGCTCGACTACTCGGTGGTCGAAGAACAAGTAGAACCGACGCAATGATTACACAACAAAATAGAATACCTGCGACAGCCAGCGTCTTCTGACGACCTGGTTATTTCTCATCTAATGAGAGGTTCTGTCGCAGGTTCCTTCTCATCAGGTGGGGAATAACGGGGTCGCCAGTGATGGCACCTCGTTTCTTTTATTCAGAACCTACAATCCAATATCTATGGAAGGAGAATCCCACCTCACTGACGGCACGGCCCCACAAGGTACCCAAGCCAATGGAGCGGACGACACTTCAGGAGGCACCTCGTCTTCCGAATCCACCGTCCACCCGGGGGCGAAAGTCCCTGGCGATGAAGAGTATTTTCACAAGGAAGGCGATCAAGTCTGGAAAACGAAGGAGGAGTATATCTCCCACGTGAACAGGCAAAGAGGTGCCGCATCAAAGATTGCTGCCAATAATAAAATCTTGGAGCAACAGCTAGCGGATACAAACGCCAAGCTCGCCGCGCTTCAGTCAAGCAACCCTACCCCTCCTTCAAAGGAAGTGCAGGCAGCTAAAGCTGAACTCGACGAGGAATCAAAGAAAGCCATTGATGTTCTTCGTGAACATGCAGGCTTCATGACCGTGGAACAATTCGATGCCAAGCTCAACGAGATTCTTTCTACTCGCTTCGCCAAATTGGAGGAGCTGTACGCGGAACGCTCGGCGGGAAAGGTAGCGGATAACCAAAGGACTTTGACGGCGTTCGTGGGTGCAAACCCGGAGGTCGCTGAACGAATGGGAGAACTTGCCGACTTGATGGATGATCTCGGTCTCGAAAAGAAGTATGGCGCTGAGGCTGCCTTAGCCAAGGCTTACACCCTTCTCTTCGACAAACCGCCGAAAAAGCCAGCCAGCGCGGACAAAGCCTCCGAAGCATTCAATAAAGGAAAAGCTGCGGTGTTGAAGCAAGGTCAAGCTGGCGGTGGCAATGGTGCCGCCCCAGGTGGGAAAGACCCGGAAGACCGAGACTACTTCGACCGCATGAGATTCAGCTAAAAATTTTGATCTTTTAACACATAACGTATGGCATTGAAGCAAGGTGTTGTCGGCTCCGCTGACTACTCCGCCAATTCCCGGTACGTCGATGGTGAAGGAAAACTGTACTTCAACCCGAAGCGCATGGATTTCCCTCTTACCACCTTCTTGGGGATGGCGGGACGCAAGTACGAACAGATTACAGATGAGACTGGCGGAACCGTTAAGGTTTCCGGTAAGGCTCTCGCAAAACGCAAGGTTGACAACGCGGAGTACAAAATCTTCACAGATGAAACATTTGAGAACGCAACGACCATCAACTTGGCCGCTGGTTACTCCGCTGTCGCAACCTCCATCGTCGTTACTGACGGTACGTTGTTCGCCGCGAACGATCAGCTCTACGTACCTCGCACGGGTGAAGTGATGTTGGTTGTCTCCCGTTCCACGAACACGCTTACGGTTTCTCGTGGTGTCGGTTCTACCGCTGCCGCTCTGTTGAACCAAGACGACGTTGTTCGCCTTGGTGCCGCTTACCCAGTGAACGCCCTCTCCGGTACGCCGAAGATGACGATTCCTGCTGAGAACTACAACTACACCCAGATTTTCCGCACTCCAATCGGAATGGGTCGTACCGACAAGAACTCGAAGGTCATTTACCAAGACGCTTCCGATTGGGAACGCATGAAGGGATTGGCCGGTATCGAGCACTTGCGTCAGATCGACCGCGCTCTCTGGTTCTCTCGTCGTGCTGAAATCGCCGCTATTGACTCGTCTGGTACTCGCCAGCGTGCAACGGGTGGTATCACGCAATTCGTGACTTCCAACGCGATGGACATCTCCGGTTCGGGAGGTACGTTGACCAAGCCAATTCTCGACGCCTTCGCTGAGATGGTGTTCGCAAAGGGTGGTTCGACGAAGTTCTTGTTCTGCTCCCCACGCTTCCTCTCTCGCGTCAACGGATTGGTTGATAGCCAAATCCGCACCACGACCGATGAAACCGCGTACGGCTTGAACCTTCAGAAGTACAACACTTCTCACGGTGACTTCATCTTGGTTCGCAACCAGCTCTTCGGAGACCCAGGTTTCGCAACGAAGTGGGGCGGTGCCGCGTTCGCAATCGACCCAGAACAGATCAAGATGGCCTACTTGAACGAGTCTGAAAACACGTTCATGGAGAACATCGAAGAAAATGATCGTGACGGTTCGAAGTCCGAATGGTTGATGGAAGGTGGTCTGCACCTTGCCAACGAAACGGCTCACGGATTCATGACTGGCGTGATCTAAGTGAAAACATAATCACCCTTCTATGATCGACAAAATCCGAACCATGAACGGCTTGGCGCGTAACGTAGCGATGGTCGCTACGTCTACGACCGCTAACCCGCGTCAATTCAAGGGCTTTATCGTGGAGTACGTAGGTGCCTCGGCATCTGCGCTCTTCACGGTCGGGGCAACCACCATCGCTATGGCGATCGGTGCCACGGGCGCTGAAGCCGCCGACACCAACTTCACGGTTGGTGCCACCCCAGGAACGATCGACTTGGCTAACGCCGCTGCGAACACCGCCGGAGAACTCGTTGATTTCATCAACAGCTTGACGGATTATAAGTGTCGCTTGGTCGGTCTTCGCCGCGCTGACGTGATCTCCGCTTCCGGTTACTTCGTCGCTGCTTCATCGCAGCAAGCGAAAGTCCCTGGTGTTGGTTACGCTGCCGGTATTGACACTGCTGTCGCTCTTCACATCACTGCTGAACTTTCCGTTCTCGATGGTGCGATGTTCGCTGGTAACAACACGCCAACCGACAAGACCGCTCGCGGTTATAACGGTGCTCGTGGTGACTACAAGGCAGGTTCCCTCGTTGAGCTTTACCAGCTCGATGAAACCCTGACCTACACCGGAGCTGGTTTGTTCGAGGTGATCGAGGTTGACGACTTCGCCAAAACGGATGAAGTCATCTACTCGAACACGATCCCTGGCGCGACGACCGCCGCTGGTTCCAAGTCCTTTGGTCAGCTCGGTGTCTCGGGTATCACTGCTCGCAAGGGTAAGCGCTTGCTTGTCCGCTGCCGTGCAGCGAGCACCCTCTCCGCCATCACGTCCTTCGTGGTGTACGGGAAGCTGAAAAATCTTGAATAATTCTTGATTCGTACGCCTTCGCTCTCGTGGCCGCCTCCACAGCATGTCCATGAGAGCGATGTGGAAAGGCGTGCTACTTTCCAATGAAATTCCAATCATCCAACAAGAAGCTCCGGCTCATCGTTAAGGCTGGATACCGTGAAGTTCAGAACGGCTACCCCATCGACCATCCGCAAGTGGACATCTGGTTTCAGAACCACTTCTACGAGACGGACGATGAGAAAGAGATTGAGTGGCTGAAGAAACATAAGATGTTCTCGGCTGAACAATTCTTACCTGAAGCGTTCTGGGTTCATGTTCCTCCGGTAGACAAGGACGCGTTGCTCGCATCCAAAGATCGTGAGATCGAGGAATTGAAAGCGAAGCTCGCGGCCAAGTCGCCTGAACCTGCGTCGGCAGCAGCACCTTCTTCCGAGAAATCGGAGGGAGACAAAGCCCCTGCTAATCAACAAGCGTCTACGGAGCCAGCAACGCCAAAACGAACCGTCCGACTTCCGGGCGGCGGAATGGCTGAGGTGGTTTAGTGACGTGGAAGGGGGCTTCTAATAGCCCCCTTTGTCGGTTTTTAACCAATCTCTATGGACGTACGAATCATTGACGAGTTAGTTTCCGTCGTTGTCGATCCGGTGATCCACGCTCTTGACGCCTCGTTCTTCAAGACAATCACAGGTACCCCGACGATCGCCAGTTCTAAGTACCGCTACAACTCAGCGGAAACCAATACGTACCCTGAGTTCGTATACGGTGAATATGAGTTTCCTTTGGTTATCCCAGTCGCTCCGACTGGTGGACATACACGCTCTTGGGGTTTGCGAGGCAAATCACTTGGCAACCGTGGCGCAATGGTATTTGACATCAGTGGCACCACATTCTCCGTAAAAGTTTACGATAAGGATGGGACAGTCTTGTCACGTTCTATTGACTGGAACGCCGCCTGGACGAACGTGGAAGTAAAATTCCGCATCGGTTGGTCGGCCACGGGTACTACGTTTTCAATCGTTACGGGAACTGCCGCGAACGACATTTCGGTTCGCTTGGTTCCTACCGCACAGAACTTCTCCGCAAACCTTCCGCTCGGCATCTCGATCGTGAACGGTGTCGCGGATAACATGGACTTGACGCACATCTATATCCTCCAAGCGGGACGTGTGCGCGGCATTTCCGCAGGTGGAACGATCAGCTCGATCACTCCCGGCACGGGCGCGACCGACTTGGGTAAGGCTGAAGATTCTCCTCATGCTTCTGGCGATGTTGGTATTCAAATGCTCGCCGTGCGTCGTGATACCGCCGCCTCAAGTGCTGGTACTGATGGCGACTACGCGACAATCAATGAAGATGCCAACGGGAACATCTGGACATCCCAAGGGACTCTTCAGTCCGGCGAAGTCCAGGACATCAACGCGATCCGCGTCGAACCTCAAGCGAGCTACACAAACATTTCCGCGTCAGCGCTCATTTATACGGGAGCTGGCCGTGTCGCTGGTTTCGTCGTCAACTCTTGTGCCGCTGGCGCGACAATCAAGCTCTGGGACAACACCTCGGCAGCTACCACGGTTCTTCTGAACACCATCACCTTCACGGAGGCGGTCAACCAAGGCCCAGTCGTGGTAACTCTTCCAGCATTTACTCGCACTACGGTCGGTCTCTACGCGACGATCGCCGTTGCCGCGATGGATGTAACGATCATGTGGCGTCAAACCACCTAGTCTAACCTCCTATGTCTACATTCAGAATCACAAACATTGATAAGGAAAAAGGCCATGTCTCGGTCGTCTACTCGGTAGACGGCCTTGAGCAAACGATGAGCGACGCGCCCTTGAATGATGAAAAAATGTTAAAAGCGTTCCTCGAAGATTACGGGAAACGGTACGAGGCTTCATTGGCGCTCGAAGCTATTCAAGCCGTACCTCCTACCGTCGAGGCAAAGGTTGATGCCTTGGTAGGTAAGACATTTGTAATTCCAGCTAAATAAACTTCTATGCCTCGTCGAACGAAGATTCAGCCGTATGTAAACTCCATTTCGTTTAATGGGTCTACTTCGTATCTGGCAAAAGCTACGCCGACGGGAGTGAATACCGGGACAAATAGCCGCTTTGGAATGGTGCGCATGTTTCTTACAAGTGACGCTCTCGGCGGCGTGTTTACCTACAAATGCAATTCGGCTCAAAGCCCAGGTCTATTGGTTGGACAGCTCGCAGGGACGTACTACTTCGCGCTCGACTCGATCAACGCTGGGAACAACCTCACGATGACGGCCGCTGAGTTCAAGCGTTACTTTCCCATCGGCCAGTGGATCGAGTTCGCATGGCTCATCACAAACACCACGATCAGCATTTGGTCTAACCATGTCCTTGTGAAAAACGCTACCGCCTGGGGCGTAGCCATTAACACGGGAACGTACGACAACATCTTCTGGGGCAAGTCTCAGACGTCTACGCAGACGGACGTTTACCCGTTCAGCGGATTGTTGAAGGACGGCTTAATTGGAAACGGAACGATCACACAAACAGACGTAGACAACTTCTTCTATGACGGAACCGTTCCCGCTGGTGTGACTGACAGATGGGCCATGAGTGAGGGCAGTGGAACGAATGTAGCTAGCACAGGATCGAACTCTTTGACCGCCACGAATATCACATGGTCAACGTCCACGCCCATGCGCGCTAGATCGGCTTTGTCGCAACAACGCCAAGCGATCTTATACACGCCATATTCGATGGTGGGCGTAGCCTCTACCACGTCTGGGATCACAGTCCCGAACCACGCATCCTTGAACCCCACGGCAGCCGTCACGGTTCGCATCCGCTTCATGAAGCTGGGGCCGAACACCTACTACTCGCTATTCGACAATTCGCAAGCTGGTGTCACGAATTCTTATTTCTTCGACTATTACGAAGGGCTTGGGTTCCGCTGGTATTCGGTCATCGGTGGGTTATCGCGGTCTATCGTCGGCACGACTTATCGAGTGCCTGACGGAGTATGGGTCGATGCTGTGGCTACTTATACCGGATCAGCTGTCTACATCTACGTGAACGGCGTGAAGCTCGCGGAAGAAATTACTGGGATTAGTGGCGCGCTTGGCACGAACTCTAACCAGCTCTGTATCGGTCGAACTTGGAATGCCCTGGCCGCTGGTGCGGCACGCGCCGCGATCCACCGTCCCATGATCTTCAACGTCGGCTGTACGTTGCAAGAAGCGAAAGACATGTATTTCGCCAATAAATTCAGTGCAGCGCTCCAAGCAGGAAAAGTTTTGGACATTACGACAAACGATGGCTCGGGGGTGAACCCAGTCGATGCTTCGTCGTTCGCCCACACTGTCACAATGGGAGCGGCGATGTCGTGGAGTTCAACCATTACCCCGTTCAAAGTTAGGACAGCGGCGGCCGTTCGAACGGCTATCTAAATATGTCTACACCATTTGTTCTTTCCAAGGAGACTGCAATCAGTTGGGGTCTCGCCGCCAGCATCTTCGGAATCATCTTTGCTTCAGGAGTCCTCTTCCAGCGTGTCAACTCGCTGGATGAGCGCATGGCGAAATACGAGGCAGATAAAGCTGCGTCCATAGCTGACAGAGATCGTCTCACGCGGGTTGAGGAAAAGCTGATTGGCCTCGACAAAAAATTCGACCTGATTTTCGAAGGGGTGCAGGTCAGAATTACCAAGACTCCCACTCCTACCAACTAACTATATGAACGAAGTCTGTCTTCCTCCATCACTCTCAACCCTGATCCACTTGCTTGAACTCGGCGTCGCCGCAGGTCTCGCTATCGGGATCGCACTCGCCGCGCACAGACTGCTCGGCGTCGATCTGAGCGCTCCGCTCGTCGTCGTCCTCGGGTTCGTCTTCGCGGGCATTGGAAAATATCTCCGCGCCGCTCCCGATACGGGGGTGCCGGACTATGTGAACAAGCCCGTCGATCCGCAGGAATAAACCATTTTCTCCCCCAGCTCCCACGGCGAGAGGGATCGCTCTTTCGCGCATACTCGCACCTTCACCAATGACTCGCCCTTGGTGGTGGGGGAGAAACCTTACACATTCATCATAAAATTATGTCCAACATTCTCACCGTCGTTAATGAAGTCGAAGTCTCTCAAGAGATGGTTGACCTTTACGCCAAGCGTTTCCGCGTCGATCCAGTCGCAAACCGCGAAGGCATCCTCGGTTCCATCGTCGGATGGATCAACGGCCAAGGGACGCTCGACGCCCACTTGACGGATACCGAAGAAGGCCGCGCTGTCGGATTCGACAAGGTTCGCACCGCTTACTTCAAAGCCCTCGAAGAGCCAAGCGAAATGAGCAAGGTGCAATTCGAACAGATTGCCGAAGTTGCCCCAGAAGCCAGCTCCGAAGCTGCCGCCTAATCAGACGTGAATCGCCTCTCTCCATTTGCGCGGTGGAGAGGGTCGAGCGCATGTCGCTCAACTCCTATGATCTACCTTTCACAACGTGACCCTCGCTGGGGAAGCATTAAACTCGGTGCGAGCAACATCGACCTGTACCACTACGGATGCACGACCACGTGTATCTCGATGCTCTCGGACTATTTTGGCGGTCGAATCTTTCCTGACGCTATCGCTCGAACGGTGAGCAACTACACACCGGACGGCCTCATCCTTTGGACAAAACTTCAATTCGCAAAGATGAAGTTCGACTGGCGTGGCTACGGTCGGGACGACAAGAAAATCCAAGAGTACCTGAAAGACCCGAACAAGGCCGTCATGCTCCAAGTGAACGATGGCAAGCACTGGGTCGTTGCGATCCGTCGCACGCTCCCCGGCCCCGGCTCCGGGTACATCTGCGTCGATCCGCGGACGGGGAAACAGTGTGACGTTCTGAAGGTCTATAAGAACATCACGGGAGCTGCTTACTTCTCAAAGAAATAATCCTATGCCTACCGCCTGGTCAGACATCAAAGACGAGTTCCGCGATACCTTCCGCGACACGTCTACATCGTTCGTAGACGACGCCGCCCTGCTCCGCATGGTGCGCCGAGTTTTGCGTATGATCGGCTCGAACTATACGTATGCCTTCCAGGAACAGCGGGCTTCGATCACTTTGACGGGAGCGACAACCTACGATCTGTCCACGCTCCTCCCGGGGTTCAAGGAGATTCTTGAAATCACCAATGCCCCGGGGGGTTCGGATGTGCAGATTCCCATGCAGTATTACGATCCGAAGGATTTTCTTTCGGCTCGTGACGTAAATGGGTACACCATTGAAAACACCAGCACGCTTCGTTTGTACGCGCCATCGACCTCATCCCTCACGGGATCGCTCACGGTCATTTATTACTCGAACTACATGGCGTCGTCTGCGAGCGGAACGCGCCAACAATATCCGCTCATCAATACGGACTTACTTTTGATCCCGGAAGACTATCTCGATCTTGTCGTCGAAGGCTTGCTCATGCTCGCCTTCCGCAAGGATCGTACGAACCGTGAGGACTATACGGACGCAAAGGAAATCTTCACCGCCCGCCTGAAGGTCTTGCAAGAGGAAGAGCCTCGTCGCGTGATCCGCGCACAAAGCTACGCCGGAGCATCTTTCTAATATGGCACAAGAACGAAATCGTGAAGTCGTACTGCTCCAAGATTTCTCTGGGGGCTATAACGCCAAATGGTCACTCAACGCGACCCAGCTTGAAGATAACCAAAGTCCCTACCTCTATAACATCGACTACTCGGCAAAGGGAGCTTTTACGAAACGTCGCGGTTTCCAGCTCGTCGGCCCAACGACTGCCGGAGTCGGCTCGATCAAATCGGTCTTCAACTTCACGAAGCGTGACGGTACGGAAATCCTGATCCGTACCTATTCGACGTTCATTCAGGCTCTCATCGGTGGCGTGTGGACGAACATCGGTACGGGGTACACGGCTGATCTCAATTTCGACTTTGCGGTTTATCAGGACACCGTGTACATGGGAAACGGTACGGACAACTATACGTCGTGGGATGGTACCGCTCCGGCCGTGACAGGAACGGGCGCAAACCCGAAGGGAAACATCTATGCCGTCGCAGGTCTTCGTCTTTGGATCGCCGGGATCGCGTCGAACCTCACACGTCTGGACATCAGTGCGCCAGACGCTTTTACGAACTTCGCTTCCGGTGGCGCGACCAACGTCTCGTTCCAATCTCCGATCCGTACGCTCGTTCCGTTCTTCGACAAGGAATCCACGGAAGCCATGCACGCCATCCTTGCGAACGGCGACGTGTGGCAGGTCGGGTTTGACTCATCGGGTGTCATCTACAAGAAAAAGATTCGTGACCGTTCGGTCGGCTCGCTCGCCCACCGCGCGACAAAGCAGGTCGAGAACGCAAACTTCGTCTTGAACAAGGATCGTCAGATCAGCGGTATCGGTTACGAGGCTTACTTTCAAGACGTGCGTTCCACCTCGCGCTCGGTGCTGATCGACACTTACCTCACGAACCAGACGATCACGCGTGCCGCTGCCGAGTACCTGATGAAGAATTACATCCTCTCCTATCAAACCCCGCTCGGCGGATCGAACAACGAATGGATGATCTTCGATGAGAACTACTCATCGTGGCGCAAGTACATCGGAGTCGGGGCGAACCATTTCACGATTTACCAAAACAAACTGACGTGGGCTTCCTCCTCCGATCTCAACGTCTACCAAGCGAACTCGCTGAAGTACGACGATAACGGCGCTCCGATCTACGCGCTCTACCAAACCAAAGACCTCGACTTCGGTGAGGCGATCGACGACAAAACGACTCGCTACATCAAGATCGCCGGTCTCATTTCTGCCGGTTGTGATATAACCGTGAACGCTTATGTGAACGGAGATACCAGCACGGTCGCCATGACGAAGCTAATCGAGGGGGACGGGGACTACGTGGCCGCTTCAGCGGTGCCGACATTCGGCTCCGACCAGTTCGCCTCAGTTCCATTCGCCGGATTCGGCGGGACGGACTCATCCATAGAGCTGCGACGTTTCTGGGTGGCGCTGTCGGTCTCGATCCAAGAACCGTTCTCATCCCTGCGACTTGAGTTCCTGAACGAACAAAAGGATGTGGACTTCGTTATTACAGACATCAAGGCATACGGGCAGAAGCAAGCCTTCGACCGTATCCCACCTGCTCACATCATCTAACGCTCCTTATGGCCATCAACATCAAGCGGGTCGTCTCGAACTTCAAGACCACCCTTTCATCGTCCATGACCGATACTGCCACAAGCATGACGCTTGCGGCTGTTCCGGCTGGAACGATCCAATATCCGAACTGGTTCGTCATCGAGCCAAAGTCCGCGAACTTTGAGATCGTCTATTGTCCGACCGCCCCGTCTGGCACGACCTTCTCAGGGGTCATTCGTGGCGTTTCCGCTTCGGCTGATACGGATACGGCGGGAACCGGACTCGCTCACCCTGCGAACGTGGACGTGGTGCTCGCTCCGATGCACCGTATGCACAACTCGATGGCCGACGTGTTCAACGGAGTCTCCGCTGCTCCGGCCGTCATGCTGAACCCAACGGCTCGCACGATCAGCGATCCTCGTCATTTGGTGGACATGGAATATGTAGCCTCGCTTACCTCCGGTGCCGTGGCTGCCTTCTTGGTTACGCAAAACGGAGCCGACCCCTCGCTCACGATCAACGTGAACGCCGGGCAGTTCATCGTGAAGGATGGGACGACCGCTCAGTTCGCTGGTTCCGCCGCCGCCGCCGTCACGCCTTCCGCGACGAACTACGTCGAGCTGAACCCAAACACGAACACGCTTTCAATCAATACCTCGGCCTTTAGCGCGAACAACCTTCCTCTCGCGGTCGTCACGACAAGCGGTACGGACATCACTGCCGTAGCTGACCGTCGCGCATGGCTCTCTCAGAATGATGGCCTCGTCGATAAAATCCGCACGTGGTCAACTGCTCAGACGTTCACCGCAGACAACTTACAGATTACGAGTGATCCGGATTCTGATAATGACGCAGTGCGCGCATCGCGCCTCAACACGCTTACAGCTACGATAAACAACATCACCACGGGTGAAGCAATAGACGGTTCAACCACGCCCCTTGTTGTAGCCATAAAAACTTCGGATGGCCTACTGTATAAAGCAGGTGCTAACGACAATACGCTTGTTAAAGCTATTGGTTTCGTCACCACAAATGCTTCAATTACAACCACCCCAGTTGTCCGAACCTCTGGCATTATCACGTTCCCATCTGTCTTAGTGAAGAACTCTCTCTACTACCTTCAGGACACAGTGGGGACTATCGGCGTCACCCCTTCTACATCTTGCTCAATCCCAATTGGCATAGCAACGAGCACGACCACGCTTAGAATTTTGTTTGGCAAGAAGATCGCTAGTGGGACGATAGCGCACTCCTCCGCTGGAGCTGGTACGCAGGACGTGACAACCACCATCGGGTTTCAGCCTAGCGTGATTATTATTGGGGTAACCAATATCACAGAAAGTAACGGCGGTCTTACATCAAGGGGTCAGGCTGTTTATTTTGGCACGACGCGTGTTGCTGGTTGTGTGGCCAACCCAAATGGTGCTGCTACCGCGCTTACGACGGATAATATCCATGGGGTCGTCGGGTCTTATGATCCAACAGTCACATCAAGTAGTGGCTTCGGAAACCGATGTAGTGGTGTGCTTACTATGAATGCTGTAAGTGAAACCGGGTTCACAACTCGTATCGTCAATACGACATTGGGTGGTGCAGGTTTGAACATCTCGGCCTCGCTTGTTTACACAGCTTTTGAATAAAAGCCTGCTATACTACCTATCGAATATATGGCTCTTGTCCTCAATCAGACGACCACGCGTCGTACGACCACCCCGGCTGCCCCGGCACCCGCGCCTGTAAACAGCACGATGTCTTCGGCTGCTCGCGCGTACAATACGTCAACCCCATCCACGCCGTCCGTCGCGGCTCCGACGATCACTCCTCCCCGGACGAACGCCCCGACGACGCCAACGCCTCAATACGACTTCTCGAACGACGGAATGCTCGGGACTCAAGCGATGCTTCAGCAGCGTGGGTATGCCCCGGTATCCGGGACGAACCAAGCTGAGGTGAACCAGGGGATCAACCGAAACGTGCAGACCGCCCTTGCCGATATGATGAGACAGGTCACGGCACAGTCTTCCCTCAATCCTTCCTACGTTCCTCCAAGCTCGACGCCTACTCCCGCCCCTACCAGCGCTGGCTCCCCTTCGTCTCCCACGGCGACAGGTCAGACCCGCACCGCTCCGGTGCCTACACAAACGGCTACTCCGGCTTCAATGGCGGAAACGGCTCGCACGTTCAAACCGGAAGTCGTCGCAGGCTATCGAGACGAGAACGGCGTCTACCACCCAGCCCAGCTCACGCGTCCCGTCGAATGGTCTTCCGTGGAAGAACGTATCCTCCAAGACAAACAACGCGAATTGAGTTCCATCCAGAACATGAACGCCGATCCTACGATCCGCGCTCAGATGGCCTACCGTGCCGAACAGCTTCAGGCGGACATCAACGACATGACCGCTCGCAAGCAGCGCAACTCGCCCTCCACTCCGACGGCTGGAATGGACGATCAGGAATACCTTTCCTACACGCTCCGCAACATGATCGACGAGAACGGGATGCTTGATCCGAACAGTGCCGCCGCCCGCGTCATGCAGTTGAACCAAGAGCAGGAATACTACGACAAGCTCAAACGTGAAACGATGATTAGCGACGGTGAACAACAGCGCCTCACGCGCGAACTCGGCAACGACCGCAACAAACTGATCCAGCAGCTCGCCTCTCGTGGCATCTCGGTACAGAATGACGCGTACGGGCAGGAACAGATGCGCGATCTTGAACGCCACTACGCTAGCCTCGCCTCTTCTGAAAACATGCGCTACACGAACGCGACCGCCGCAATTAGCGATTCGCAGAAAGCGGAACGCAATAAGCAGATCGACAAAGCGATCGAAGAGCGCAAGGCAGCGATCGCCCAGATGATCCAGGTCGCAGGTATGCAGCAAAAGAAAGAAACGGCTGAAGCAGGCATCGACTTCAAGTATGCCAAGCTCAAGGCTGACATTGAGAACCAACTTGGCCGCCGCCTGAACGATCAGGAAGAACTCGAACTCAAAAAGGAAATTGCTCAAGGCTCCGTCGAAGGCGTCGCCACGGTCGATTCCCGCAAGACTGCCGTCGCTGAGTCCAAAGCCCCTTCCGAAATCGCGGAGAACCAAGCGCAAGCTGCGAACGCCCAGGCGAACGCGACATTCACGAGCGGCGCGAAGACCGATCTCACGAAGGCTCAAACGACAAAGATCACGACGCTTCTCCCCGCTCAGCTCAAAAAGTTGGAAGCGGATACGGCGAAGGTCTGGGCGCAAACTCGGAAGACAACGAGTGGCGGTTCCGGCTCGACCGTCGATGGCGGTGCGCCAACCGCCGCCGAAATTCTCGCGGCTGCCAACATGCACGCCTCTACCGGAAAGACGGGCGTCCCTACGGCCAAGCAGACAGCGGACTACGTTCGCCTGCTCCGTGCCGCCGGAGGCGTCGCCTCGGCTCCGGCTACGACCTACGGCATCCAGGAAGGCCAGCGTACGTCGAACCAGGTCAACGACCTCTACTCGCCAATGCCTCGCCCTCCGGTCGCCCCAGTCGCGCCTACGGCTCCAAGCGCTCCTACGCCCGCCCCAGTCGCGCCTACGGCTCCAAGCGCTCCTACGCCCGCCCCAGCCCCCGCTCCGGCGAGCAGCACCCCAGCGTCAACCTACAACTGGCGTAACTACGTAAGATAACCCACAACCCTATGAGCGTTCTCGACATCATCAAGAAAGCGGTCTCTCGGGATCGCGCCAGCTCACCACCAGCCCAGCCCAACGACGGGCTGGGCTTTGGGTCGTCTGGTTCAACCACGGCCATGCTTCCATCCTCAAGACCGATAGCCCCTACTCCAGCAATGAGCATGGAGACATTGGCACGTAAAGCACCAGAGCCAATCATGAGCGTGAAGCCGACGCCCGCTCCAGTAAAAGAGCCTGGTCTTATAAAAAAGATCGCAAAGTCCGTCGCGCCTGATTCCTATGCAAACGTGAAGCAAGGCGTGCAGTCACCAAAGATAACGGAACAGTTGAAGTCCGGGGCTAAGCTTGCCGTCAATTTGCCAAAGGAGCTTGTCGTACAGCCCGCTGCTCGTCTCGTTACTCAACTCGGACGGCAGGTTGTCACAGGCGGAAACGACCAAGGATATACCCCTGGGAATGTCGTTACGAAGAACCTGCTAGGGCAAGAAGAGGTTAAACCTCTTGATCGGGAATTGCAGGACAGCATGTCTACGGCCTACGAATATGTGAAGCAACACAACCCAGCCGTCGCGGGTGGAGCTAGCCCGGAATCTTTTTCCTCAAAATTTATCTCTGGGGTCTCAACCCCATTTGCTGCTTTAGCGATTGGAGGCGTAAAGGCTCTTGACGTCGAACCAGGGGCAGGAGGAAAGGGAAAGAAGGTCTCGAAAGAAGTGGCCGAGGAAACGGCCGGACCTGCAACTAAGTTCCTTTCGAAGTTCTTGGCTGGCGCGAAACCCCGCTATAAAGACATTGTTCCTGAGTTCGCTTCAGATATTGACAAGGCGGCCTATATCGTGGCGAAGCGTGGAACGCCTTCAAAACGGGACGCTGAGTACCTGTCTGAGTTAATGAGCCATACCGGATGGACGAAAGAGCAGGCGATTAAGCATGGTGAGGATGTACGAGGAGCCGTTAAAACGCTCGCTAACAAGGCCAAGGAAGGCGAGGGTGTCGTTGTACCAGTTCAGATGTCTAGAGCTGTCCCAGCCTCATCTGTAGCCCCAGCGCCAACGGAAGGGTTGATGAGTAAGATCGCTAAAGGCAAAAAGAAGACCCCCCGTCAAGCTGAAGAAGTAGTGGGGGAGATGAGCAAACAGGTTCCTGACAATACTGTTGCAGCAAATGTGGATAACTCTTTGCCTAATGTTAGCCAAGAAGTTGATGCTACTCCTCAGACGTCCAAGGTTGATCTCCCGGATGACCCAGAGACTACCAAGGTCAAGCAGCTTTTCCGCACAGATAAAGTGACCACTGTCCCAGAAGAGGTAAAAATTATTGAGGACCGCCGTACCGCCCTTGGGTTGACCACGCGCGACGTGCGTACTCATGAGGAGGTTAAGAAGCTGGCCTATGAATCCGGCATTGATCTCAAGACCCTCCTCGATAATTCCACGAAAGCTGGACTGACGGATGATCAGGTCGTGCAACTTCGCTCTTTGATGAAAGCGGACACGTCCGAGATCGCTCGTCTCACGGCGCTCAAGAATGCGAATCCTGACCAAGAACTCTCAATCGGCATGGAGATCGCTAAGCACGAAGCGCAACTCGATCGTACGCTCCGTAAGTTCACGGCGGGGCAAACGGAAACGGCTCGCGCCCTCAGCGCCATGCGCCTCACGGCAATGGAAAACATGGATCAGACGTACTGGCTGAAACGTGCTCAGCGTGAGGCTGGACGTGACCTGACGGGTTCCGAAGTCCACAACATCCTTGACGCGGCCGGGAAGAAAGACCCGCTCAAGATCGTCGAGGCGGTAAACGCCGTTCGTCGTGAGTCCGACATTCTCGATAAGACGATCGGCATCTGGAAAGCTGGCTTGCTCTCATCGCCTACAACGCACCTGGCGAACATGGGCGGTAACGTCATCATGCAGATGATGGAAACGGCGAAGGATATTCCTGCCGCCATGATCGACATAGTGGTTTCCGCTATCCGTGGGAAACCTCGTACTATCGGATTAAACCTAGAAGGTTCCCTCGCCGGTCTCCACGTCGGGGACGCATGGAAGGGATTGAAAGAAGGCGGCGTCCGCAAGGCCGCGTCCGATTGGGTGGAAGGTATGCGTCGCGGGATCGCGGAAGAAGAGGTGATGAAGTTCGACCTCCCTCAGAAACTTACCTTCGATCAGAACTCGTTCTTTGGCAGAGCGGCACAAAAATACACCGATACGGTATTCGGTGCGCTCTCCATGCAAGATCGTATCTTCGCTGAGAATGCGATGAAGCGTTCCCTCTTCGAACAAGCGAAGCTCGCCGCGAAGGAAGCTGGGAAAAAAGGTGACGACTTCGTAGCCGAAGTGAAGCGGCTCGTCAACAAGCCGACGGAGGACATGCTTCAGAACGCGATCAACGATTCCGAGTATGCGACGTTCCACCGGAACACCACGATCGGCAACATGCTCTCAGGGCTTCAGAAGGGGGCGAACAAAACTTCGGTCGGTAAGATCGCCGCTGAAGTCATCCTGCCGTTTAAGAAGACCCCGGCAGCCGTCGCTACCACGATCCTTGATTACACCCCGGCTGGATTCATCACGGCGGTCGCCAAGGGAATCAAGGGCGGTTCGCAACGTGAGGTCATCCAATCCCTGTCTCGCGCCCTTACGGGTACGGCAATGATCGGTTCGGGTGCCATCCTCGCAAAGAACAACCTCATTACGGGGTCTTATCCGCGCGATCCGAAAGAGCGGATCATCTGGCAGCAACAGAAGGCGATCCCCAACGCCGTCAAGATCGACGGACACTGGGTAGAACTCTCTCGCCTTGGGCCATTCGGAGCCATCCTCGGTATCGGTGCCGACTCGTACAACGCGCTCCAAGACGGAGGCGACGCGCTCGACGTGGCGAAGGCCGGAGCCGCGTCCGCTATCACGTCGTTCGGAGACCAGCCTTACGTCCAAGGCATGAGTGCCGTAGCCGATACGCTCAAAGACCCGGAGCGAAACCTGATGACGATTCCAAAACAGGTCGCAGGCTCCATCGTCCCAGCCCTCATCGGTCGTACGGCCAAGGTCGTCGATCCGATCGAGCGTGAAAACAAGACGATCAAGGATGCCTTCATGTCGCGCATCCCTGGCGTAAGCCAGTCGATGCCGGAGAAACTGGACGCGTTCGGCCGTGAGCTGAAGGACAACCGCCCGTGGTACGAGCGTGCCGTTCAACAATACTTCTCGCCTGTACGCGTCAACGTGATCGACGAGAATCCTGTCTTCAAGAAGATGCAGGAACTCTACGACGCGAACGAACCGATCATGCCGACGGCGATCCAAGACACGTTGAAGATGGGAGGCTTCGAGATTCCGATGGAGAAGAAAGAGAAGATGAACCTGCAACGTGCCATCGGTGGCGTGCAGCTCGACGAGATGGAGAAGGCGATCGCTGATCCTGAGTTCCAAACGCTCCCCCTCGAACAGCAGTCGAAGGCTTTACAGGGCATGATGAACGACGCCTACAACACGGTACGCGCGGAGATGTTCGCGCCTCAGATCGCGCAGAACGTGGTGAACCTACAAAAAGCCATCGCATCCGGGGATACGACGGCTGGTAAAAAACTTCTGGCGTTCCGCAAGTCGGGACTCCTGAAAAACCCTACCGTCCAGTTCGAACTTCAGCGCCTTGGTCAGTCTCTACTCGCGGAGTAGCCCAGCCGAGTTCGGACAGGGCGATCAGCGAGGACAGAAAGGCTAGGCCAAAACCATAGGAATGGTAGCCAGCGAACCAAACAATAAAGGAGATGAGACAGAGAGCTTGGGAAACCAGCTCTCTTGTTTTATGTGAGATCATACAGTCTGAATGGTATACATATTTCATTATTTCTGTCAAGCGGAATGGGGTAAATTACCCCATTAGAAAAGGCCGCATTTCCGGGAGCGGCCAGCCCGTTTGTTCAGTTCACCTGCTCCTTTCGTCGCCCTGGGGCGCGGCCGCACGAGGCGTAGCCGGTGGTTGGGAGAGTCGGTCAAGACTCTCGTGCTTGAGGTCGATGTCCCCGAGAGGCAGGGAAATCGCTTCCCCCTTGTCGTCGGTACACTCGACCTTGAAGTCGGGAGCGTGCCACTGAAGCAGACGTAGGGCGGGGATGCCACCCTTCCTGACATTCAGGTTCACCTCTCCATGTCGAGCCGTACCGACGCGCGTCATTGACGCCGCCGCCTGTACCGGAGGATCGTCCGGTAAGCCAGCATGAACGAGATAGCCAGACACATCGCCTTGTCCATCGAAACAGTCTCCTTTCCTCGGAACAGCGTGGACGGATGGAGTCGAACCACCTACCTCTCGCTTGTGCGAGTGCTCTTTCCAGCGTTGAGCTACGCCCACATGGAGACCAGTATACACCGGCAAAAAGAAAACACCCACCGTTAGGTGGATGCTTCTTTTGCGTTCTCGATCTCTACGTCTACAAGGGCGACCATTCGCTCCAAGATTTCCTCTCTTATTTCATCATCCAATTCCGACCAGAATCCAGCATTGAATCCTTTTCGGCCTTGAAGTTCTGAGATGAGAGTGAAGACGATCTTCTGGGCTAACGACTTCATAGGATTTTCGACACGACGCTATCGACCATCTTGTCCGCCAGCTTGACCTTCTTCTCCTTCAACTCTTCATCGAGGCGTTTGCATTCGCTGTCGTATTCCGCTTGGAGTGAGTTGAGTCGCGCGGTCACGGCATCGAGAACGCGCTGCTTGATGGAATTGCTTTGGAACATACTACCGTTTCGCATCTTCAAAGTATTCTTTCACCATGTCCAGCATCTCGTTCAGAAGGCGGCACACGTAGGTCTGGCCGTTGTACCGGACGACGTATCCGTTCGCTACCCGTTCAACGCCGATTGCTCTTGGTACGCCAGGGATGCCGACCATCCCGCCGATTGAATTACCACCCGTGGTTGATGGATTCATACTCAGTCTTTCCAGGTCGCCGCTTTCACCGCCCACATTTGAGCGGTCTGGGATTCAGTGATGGCGATGGCACACATGCGGGAGATTTCATTTGGCTTACCATCGTAGGCAGGCTTCATGTCGTTGATGATGTCGATGACTTTTGCGAAGGCTTGTTTGATCTCTTCGACCTTTGGGTTATTGCCCGGGTTGAATGAGAGGCCGACCGCCTTCTGTCCGAAGGTCAATGCTTGGGATACTTCTTGGTTGTCCATATTAAGAGAGCTTGATTTCTGGATTAATTAAATCTTTCATCGAACTGCATTCAAGGATTAGCTCGCCAAGTTCGTTGTCAACGAGCGTGCGTTCACTTGATTCTCCATGCTGCCAACTCGATTTGAGCGGAGCAACGAGGGTCACTTTCCATTCGCCCGTCACAAGGTTGTGCGTAGCGTGCAGAAACTTCCCGTCGTATTGCTCTACCTTCTGAACCGTCTTCACCTCGATCTGCGTTTCGATCTCACTCTTGATGAACTGCATACTAGCGACGGTGGGTTGCCGCTACCGCGATGAGCACGATCGAGAGGACGAGCGCCACGAATACCAGCACTCCCCAGAATGGGGCGAGCACCCAGACCCACGACCAGTGGATGAAGCCCGTGAGTTTCAAGGTAATGAAGATCAGGGTAAGCAGGCCGAAGAAACCGATGCCGCCGTTCGCGGCTTTATTTTCAGATGCCATATCAGAGCGTGATAGATTCAATGGTGTTAAGCATTCCGTTTCGGTCATCTTCTAAGAGAGCCATGACATCGAAAAGTTTTTCGGAGAATCCGGCCAGCGAGTAGACGTTGTTCTCAATGAACTGCATCGTTCCATGTCCTGCCAAGTCGATACAGTAGAGCTTTGGGTCAGCGCCGACACGTTTCTTATAGTTGTCGAATGACAGCTTCGTGAGGTTCGATCTGTATGATCCGGTCTCCCATGCCTGCATGTCGGAGAGGATGATGATGCGGTCGTACTTCTTGTTGGCCGTCTCGAAGATGGTGTGGAAGTCGGTACCGCCACCGCGAACAAGAGATTGTAATTGCTCTTGGATGGTGAGCACGGAGTTGTTCGGATGTGGCATGACATACTTCGCGTCATTGTCGAAGAGTAGCACGTCGGATGCACATCGTTTGTAGAGGGCGGCAGCGAAGAGACAAGCGATCTGAGAACAGCTCACGTCTCCCGCGACATTCGACATCATGGAGCCGGAGGAGTCCACCGCGATCAGCGTCATCCCGGGGAGCTGAGGCACGTTGCCGAGCGAAGTGTCCACTGCCTCGTTGATAGCGACCACCATCTCGCGGGTCGGCGTCTTGATCGCCTTCAGCGCGGAGAGGAAGCGGAACGGCATGACCAAGGATTTCTTGATCGCGTCCGGGTTCTTCAGTTGTTCGAGCGCGAACGGCATGGCTTCTGGTGCCTGCTCTTGGATGTTGCGGAGGTTACGAAGCAGGGCGAAGTACCCGAGCTTGTTTTCGTGAACCAGCTTGATCCAGGCTTCCTTCTTCATCTCGCCCTTCTCGATGTCGCCATCGGCGTTCTGGCCTGCCTGGGTGAGTGCCACTTCCCACGTCTCCGCAGGCTTCAGCGATCCGTCCATGAGGCGAGTAAGGGCTGGCGTCGCACGGGGGTGAACCAGGTTCACGAGGTCAACCATCTTGACGGCACCTGATTCCTTCTTGTATTTGGCGAGGCTGTATTCGTCCAAGTGTTCGAGCTTCTTGGCAAAACCTTTCTTCAAGGCGTTCGGGAATGGCTTGCCGTATTTCGCGCCATAGTATGCCAGCGTCTCCAACATGTCGTCGGGACGGTAGGCAATAAGCTCGTTGTACTTCTTCGTCCAAGCCTGACCTTTGACGAGCCGAGCCAGCTCCGCCGTGACGACATGAGTAACAGAGCGCATACCGAACTCGCGCCGAGCGAACAGAGCAGCCTTCGCCACAAAATGTTTATCCTTTGCATCCTCGACCATCTTGATGAGACGGGCGAGCTGATCGGATTCGGATTCATAAAACTTATCTTTGAGGAACGAGGTGAGGAGGAACGAGACGAGGCGTAGCTTTTCCGATTGCTCGTAAGCCTGGCCGCCTGCCAAGTTCTTCACCTTTGGTTGAGGAACGGAGCGATTGAATTTCATAGAAAAGGGAGAATTGTAGAAGTGAGGCGATGGAGCCAGACACCATCATCACGGCCATGTAGCCGTGGCAGGATTCGAACCTGCGAAACTTGAATGTTGAGTTGAAGTAACTCACTCTTCACTACCCGATTAATTGTGAATGTATAAGGGGAGAAAGAATGCACTGAGTATTATTTCCCAAAGAAGTAACTCGGTGCGTCACTGCCCCATTGAATTGTATGGTAGCGGGAGAATAAGCGGAGGGACTTGTAGGTGCTGCTGCTCTACCACTGAGCTACCTTGGTCTTGCGACCAAGAGCGAGGATCGAACCCGCGACCAATAGCGTAATGAAGTAACCCTCACATCACTGCCCCGGTTGGATTGTGTGGAGCGGGAGAAAATTCGAGACGGAGATTTTAGCGCTCTAACCACTGAGCTACCGGAGCTTGCGCCCCGAGTTGGATTCGAACCAACGACCTCTCACTTAGCAGGTGAAGTAACCGTCTCATCACTACCCGTTGGAATGTTTATGGCTTCGGAGAAAATTTGAATGAGACTATCTGCAGAAGTAACCCATCCATCGCTGCCTACTGCCACGCTTATTCCTTGTCGGCTTTTGCTTCAGCGATCGACTCTCGCGCCGAGACGAGCAAGGCTTCCATGTTGGAGGCGAGAGTGATGGCATTCAACGCGTCACGTCCTTTTGGAGTGAGCGTCATGTTGGTGTCCACGTACCCAGCTTCGAGCAGGGTGCGGGTATTCTCAGGGAGAAACAGTTTGGTCAATGCGTTCATAAGATCAATAGTGGGTAAAGGTTTTTCTCGGAGGTAAGACTGGCCGAAGACGAGAGCGGCGAACTCATTCAGTTTTTTGAGAGTGAGTACGCCTTCATTAGAAATGACAGACGGATCGAGCGTCGAGTGGGTCATTAGGCCCACAAAATCAGGAGGAAGGGACAAGGCTTCTGGGTTTATTGGAAGGAATCCACAAGGTAATCCACGAGATTCTTCTAGGCGCCTGAACTTTTCACGCCAATCCTTATCGCCTTTCTCTACGCCTTTTACGACGTTCGACATCTGACCAAGCATTGGAGGATTCCTAGGGCCGCCGGAATCAAGAATTTCTGAGGACCACTCTCCGTTCCTAAACTCAACGAGCTGACCAGGACGAATGCATTCGTTAGCAATGCCGCGAGCGTATTCATCGACGATCATCGTGCCGAACCTCGTGTCTCTGATTTTTACAGGCGCGACAGCGTGTAAGCTGATCATCGGCTCCCAACGTTTCTTTGTTTTAACATTTTTGTCCCACTCGGAGCGGAACCTATAGGACATACGTTATTTCTTTTCTGCTTTAGGAGCGACCTTCTTCACGGCTAACTTGCGGCGAGGATTTGGTTTGGCCTTCCCGGTGGAGACGACCTGACGCTTAGAAGCGATCATGTGTTCCATCGCATGACGGCGGATCACGACCATCGAATCCTTCGCGGACTCAGCGAGTTCAGCGACATCTTCCGGTGCGCCATGAACTTCAACATGTGCAGTTTCATCACCCCGTGAGGTACCGATCAGGATGAGCGTGTCGAACTCATGCTTCAGCGCCTCGCCCTTTCGGTTCAAGACCGAGAGGCGATAGGCGTGGGAAGGGGCTGCCTTCTTTGTTTGCTTCTTGGTGGACATAAGGTTCTATTCTTCTTTCGCAACCTTCGTCTCATCAAACGGAGGCATTGAAACTTTAGTCGGAAGGTACGCATCAATCTGGTTGGATTGGTTGCCCGTCTTCGACGTGTGAATAACGATTGAGAGTTGTTTCTGAATACCGATGAGCGAGTTCAGGAAATCGGACGTAAGGATATCCTTCTGGTTGTTGCACTGCTCTTCGCTGAACGCGACGCCCGTCAACTTCTGAAGAATGATGTGGAGGTTGGAAGCCTTTGGCTTAACCGTAAGCGTTGGCTTGGCCTCGTCCCATACGCGGCGACCGTAGTGTGGGCCTTCGTCGATGACGGCAAAGGTGAACACGATCTTAATTTCTTTCTCGTCCGGTTTTTGATACACCGACTTCTCTTCGTCGGTCACGTCGATCAACTCGACGTTGTATACCCCTTCGGGCATGAGTTCAAAAACCTTCTTGGGACGGTCAGGCACCGTAAAACCTTGTGAAATCATATAGATGATCCGTATAAAGGTGTGAATGAATGAGTCTTGAAGGTCGAGAAGGGAGTCCTTTAGGGACAGGCTCTCGATGGTGGGGGCTAGCGTTGCCCCCGGTTGCGGCGGCGGATATCAAGTTCGATCTGATGGATAATATATTCTTTATTATCAATCCAGTATTGTTCATCGTAATGCGTGGGCTGAGGAATGGAGATGAGCTTGGCAGGGGAGGGTGAATTAAATATCTTGTCGAGTTCCCGCTGGTCAGCCAGCTCTTTTTCTTTTCGTTCCTGTTCATCCCTCTCACGCGCACGCTCTTCCCTCGTGTCCCACATGATCTTCTCACCGAGCAGATCATCCTCCTGCCACGGGAAGTGAAGGCGCATACGTTATTTCTTACGAGGCTCAGTCCAGTCGAAGCGGAAACAATGGGGACAGCGGCGCGGAAACTTATTCTTTGCCGGAGTCCATTCGTGTCCGCACTTCTGGCAGATCATCACCTTGATTTTCACCACCTCTTCGCGCTGAAAAGGTTTGGATTCCATATCTGCACTCATAGTATACAGCGATGATGTAACAGTGTCAATGGGAAATGTGGATATCTTCCCATCGCTCACGTTCAGCCTTCTTTCTAGCTCGGATAGCTGCCAGCTTTGAGTTAAAGACTCCAAGATGTTTTAGTTTTCCGTTCGTCATTATGGTAGCTCGCCACTTACCAGGACGATTCTTCATTGGCTGAAGCCCAATCGCCCCGTACACACTATCTCTATGAGGCTTAGCGTTCCAAGCATTCTGCGCCTTCGTTACAACTCTCAGATTCTCTCGACGATTATCGAGCGGGTTCTTATTCGCATGGTCTACAATGATCGAACTATCCCCTACGCCAAGAATGAATCTATGCAACGTACGGTTCTTACCCCTAAAGGTGAATGAGGGATAGCCACGCTTACTTATCCAAACGGATCGCTGCACTTCCCTTAGGAATCGAGCTTTATCTAGCTCGTCCAGCAAAACTCGAATCTTTTTTGCGGTCAGGAGATATGCCATATGGATGTATAAGATTGTATAATGATTCCAAAGAATCAACAACCCCTACGAGTGCACCCCGTTTTGCTTCTTCGGCTAACCATTTTTCTTGCCAAGGCGTCGGCTTCTTACCCGGCACTTTCACCTCGAAGTAGAAGGCTCTCCCTCCTGGAAGGGTGCCTAAGAGATCGGCTGTGCCTGCCTCCATGTAGACTGAGCCGTGCATCTTGTGGCAAGTCGCGCCTATACTAAGCATCACCTCTTTTATCTTTTTCACGATGGAGCTTTCTTTCATGCCCCGCATTCTATCACGGAAGAAGGTTGAACAGCTTCTCGATCTTCTTATCCTGATCCTCGATGTGTTCGAGCAAGAGCCGGATGATGGAGAATACGGAGCCGGGATGATCTGCTTCAGCCGTATCGTCCTTGTAAATGATTTCTCCGCAAGCGATAGCCCGCTTCGCCCGTCCGATACTGCAATTAGCAGACGAAGAAAACTTCGCGTCGATCGCTGCGAGCAAGCTGTTTGTCATACGGTTGGTTGCCACTGGACTAGCGCCTCGCGCCGCATGTCGCGCACCATTGGGTTGATCCGCGCGGCGTCAGCGTTGAATAAGAGATCGGTTACGGCCTGCTCATACGCACGCTCTTGCTTGGCTTTTCCACAGCGTGTGCATAAACATGTGGATACATCATGCTTCACTTTGTTGAACCATTTCATAGGAGTTTTAATAGGTTGATGAGACCGAACGTCCAGACGAACAGGTCGAAGGCGACCAGCAATGCCAGGCGGATACGCGATTGAACCTTCATCTCTTGCCACGCTGGGCGGTGCGGGCAACTGTGCGTATCCGTCAGCTTTATGAGGAGGGTGAGCATATAGTCCATCCGTTAGGAGTAAGCTGATATTTCTTGCCGTCCTTGGTGTACCCATAATGATCCTTCACCCTGAACCGTCTGGCAAGCCAACCCTTCCGTGGGACAGACCAGAAATGAACGATGTCCGGGCCGCTCACGCTTGCCGTCCACAAGGTGCGGAGAAGTTTATCTGCTCGGCAATCTTGCCCTGCTTCATGTTCTGATTATGGTACAGCTCATGTGCAATGGCGGCATTGCGGAACATACGCTTCTGACTTGGAGATTTTCGTTCGCTCTCCTCAAATGGAACTTTGATGGAGGGTATATTACTCGTGGTTACAGACTTGCTCTTTGCCCGCGCCGCGATCCTTGGCGCAAGAGATTGAGCAGTACATTGGTATTCCCAAATCCGAACAGTTGCATTCATCCGTCGTGCCAAGCGATCCTCCGCAAGCCTCGCACAATTCCCCGGACAACATAGCGTCAGCAATTTCTCCCATACATTTATAGATAAGCGTGAGTTAGACAGACCAACAAAACATTCCAAACGATACAGAGGAACAGACAAGCGATCAGGCTTTGCCATGTTGGGATTCCCCAGCGATGGCCGAGCCGCGCGGAATAAAACCCAATCAAGAGCGAGCCAGCCAAACGAATGACGATTGAAAGAATAAGTAGAGTGAGGTGCATAATTATTGTTCCCAAGAGATAGTTGCTAAGACCAAATGACATTTAGGGCACACGATATCCGCCCACAGTCCCTGCTTCGGGTCAGCTCCCAGATGAGGGTCTTCCTCCGTATAGGGAACCTTGCCGCAGAGTTCACACCAGATTTTTTTCATACTAGTATCCCCATCCAATTTTTTTAGATATACGTACGTGCTCGATCTCACCTATTTCGGAACGCAATAGGCTCATTCGATTAGAGAAATAGTCAGCCACCTCCGTGTTCGAGACGAAGAAACGATGACCTGACGGAGCTGTCCGGTGTCGCCTTAACATATCTTCATAGGACATGGAATCAATTTCTCTTTTGTCATCTGTCATCATCACTCCATCGTAGGCGTTGTCACGAAACGCATCCAACGATTTAATCTCTGGGTGCTGTTTGATTTTTTCAAGAGCCATCCATTCGATCTGTAATATGCGATTGCGAGTTACATCAAACTCTTTGGCTACTTCTTCAAGAGTGTAACTTTTTCCATCTTCCAAACCGTAACGCATACTCAAAATCTTTTGCTCTCGATCATTCAAATCTTTCAAGATTGGTAGGAGTTTTGCTCGCAAGATTTCATTATCTATACCTTCCTGCATTGAAGAGGGTGCTGAAAGCAGACCAGCTACTTCAGGAGAAGAGAGAGACTCTGCACGCAAGAAGACCGTCTTTTCTTTCTCCATCTTCTTCCACTTTTCAGTGAAAAGATTCAGCCATTTTGGAAAGAGATGTTCCCGACTTTTACCAAGTAAAGAGGTTATCTTTTTCATTACCTCCTCATTCGGATAATTTCTGCACGTCTCAAACGGCCCGTAAGATTGAGGCGATAAACCGAGTAAATCAGCGACTTGCTTTTGGTCAAAGCCTTTCGCTTTACGAGCGTTAATAAGATTCATATTGCTTACACCCATACGAAAACGAAGTTCAACCTGTTCATCTTCCTCATCATCTATTTCGAAACTTTCGAAATCGCGTGCATCCAATGTTGGGCCAAGTATAGGGTCGGCATGAATCGCATCATTCAGTTCCTCCTCCATTGGATCACGTTGAAACATCTCTACGAGTTCACTCTTCAAACGATAATATTGCTTCAACCTGTTGTAGGTTATAGCAGCGGTAGGCATATCATTTCTTCACCGCGTATACCTCGTGCAAATTCACGATGAAGTAGAGCGCATCTTCGTCCTTCAGTTTGTAAGGGCGGTTTGGAATCGGACAGAGGACAAGATCACCGACGGCAAGAGGAATAGGAATGTGGATGCCATTCTCCGTCCGTCCCGTGCCGACTGCCACGACCTCTTGATACTCCTCGTATTTCCATGCGTCTTCCTCTTTGCCCGCAAGGATGAGCGAGCCTGCTTCTTTCGGGATTGCCTTGATAATCAAGCGGTCTCCAAGGGGTTGAATGTTCTGTTTCATAGAAGGTTAAGAGAGAATGTCTGTAATATCCTGCATTGTGACCGCACTAAAATTGTTGGCGGTCTTGACTTTGCGAGCGAGAATCTTTGCAACGTGTCCGTCCACGGTAGCCGTCGCCTCCATATTGTAAACGGTTACGGGTTGCGTTTGCCCCTGACGCCAAGCGCGTCCGATCCGCTGCTCGTATTTCGCATACGACCAAGGCAAATCGAGGTTGATGACGTAGCTTGCACACTGAAGGTTCAACCCATAGGCCATTGCATCCGTGCCGAACAAAAGCGTTCTTGGTTTATCCGATTCCCGATAGTTCTTCACGATCTCTTCCCGATCGCTCGAAGGGGTCTCGCCCGTGATGGCATACTTCGACGCGTCCGGCATACGCTTGACCGCCTCGTTGATCGTCTCCTTAAAAGAGGAGAAGATGATTACCTTCTTATCCGGTGGGATCGAGTACAGCAATTCTTCCAGCGCGTCCAGCTTGCTTGATGTCGAGTCCCCTAGAGTGAAGGTAAAGAGGCCGTTCGTAACCTGACGTAAGCGCATGAGCTGAACCAAGATGTTCGGTATCGCCATGTCTTCGCCGTCGAGCAACGTAAGCGCAAGCTCTTCCTTGATTTGCCGATAGGCTTTCTTCTCTTGGGGAGAAAGGTCGAACGAGATTGTCTGCTCCGTCATAGGCGGCAGGTCTTTAAGAACCTCCTCCTTTTTCTTGAACAGGATGTGCGGCCACGCCCGCTTCTTGATGTCGTCCACGTTCCGCCATTCCTTGATCGCCGGGAAGTGCGGGTGCATGATCGCGTGCATCGCGCGGAACTGGTAGAAGTTCGAATAGAGACAGCCGGGAGAAACGAAATGGCATTGCGCCCACAAGTCTTGATACCCGTTTGAAATGAGCGTGCCGTTCAGAGCTATCTTGACCACGGCCTTGAGCGCAAGGATTGATTTCGTCACCTTCGCCGTCGGGCTTTGGATTTTGTAGCTCTCATCGAGCACGATCGAATGCCACTCAATGTCACGCATCCCCTTAAAGTCCAGACGCAAGGTCTCATAGGACACCACGATCCAACCCGTCGCGCTCTTCTCCTTGAACGCTGTCCATATCTCGTCACGCTTAGGCTTGGCCGCCTTCAGGATCGTGATAGGCGTACCCGGATACCATTTCTCAATCTCATCTTTCCAAACCGAGAGGATGGAGACGGGCGCAACAATCAGATTCCGTTTGCAACCCAGCTTTTTAAGAGCGGTCAATGCCGTCAATGTTTTGCCACAGCCCGGATCAAAAGCTAATACTCCGTGCTGTTTTTCAATGATGAAGTCCACGCCCTCCTGTTGGTGGGGCATTAGCTTAGGTTCCATAGGAGAGTTATGACTGCTTGCCGCCCATGTGTTTAAGAATATCCTTCAACTCTTTCTCCAAGATTTTCTCGCTTGTCGAAAGTTTTTTTCCTTCAACTTTTCTCCGCTCATAGAGGGCTTGGGCAATGTCGCGCAACCCTCCCAACACCTCGCGCCCGGATACGTCCTTATGGTTTTGGTATACCTCGTGCAATATTTCCAACGCCTTCAATGTGCCTTGAGATTGCCCTTGGATGAAGCCGAACAAGAGCGCGTCGTCGTATCTTTCCTTTGTCATTTCGATACTGGTCATAGTAAAAATCTTACAGCAGAATAAAAGTTCAGATTAAGAATGTGCATAGCCAGGGCGATTGTGTCGCCGTGCGCTTCGCACCCGAAACAATGATAGGTGTTCTTGTCTAAGTTCAGATAGAAGCTAGGGGATTTCTCGTTATGGAAGGGACACAAGCCCCGCCACTGTTTGCCCGCCCGCTTCAGTCCAGCTATGTAGAGTTCAGAGAAGGCCAGGACAGGATGCGCCTTAGCCCGCGCGATATCGTCGGGCGATAGTCCACGCTTTGCCCCTCCCAGTGAGGTGTGCAAATCGGGAAGATGCGCTATCAGTTTCTTACGCCTACGCTTCAGCTCTTCCAGCTCCGGCCGCTCCCATGCGTCAATGCACGCGAACAGGAACCATCTATCTTCACGCACACGCACCGCGTTATCTTCCAGCCGTAGAATCTCGTCTTCTTTGTCACGGATCGCGTGATTGAGTTCCCGTATCTTCGGCTTGATGAAAGACTTTTCCGCTTCGGGAAAGATTGCAAGCCACTCGCGCGGCCGCATACGTTTGTATTCTTGTTCGATCGCCGGACGCGCGTCGAGAATATCGTCAAGCGTCTGCGGCTTCTCTTCAGGCATAGAAGTTTTCAGCAAGTTCTGTCCGCTCCTTAGAGTGAAGCGGTAAAGGATGCGCCCGAATGAATCAGGCGCACGGCTTTAAGATAATCCCTCGCGCAACTCTTCCAGGGCAGAATCAAGCGCATTGACGCATGCCTCGCGAGCCTCTTCCAGCAAGTCGTCAATGTCGTAGCCGTCAAAATCTTCCGCTCGACTCGTGAGATAGTATAATGCCTCGTCAAGTATTTCGTTCGCGCTCTCGTCGCCCTTAAACTTATCTTGCATTCTCCTAAGCACCGCTATTTTTTCTTGAGTAGTCATAAGATACAAGGTTAAAAAGCTACGTCGTCGGGACAAAGTTCATTCACAATCAGTTGATCCGCATTGAGAAGCGGAACCATTCCGCGCCGCGTGCAATATTCAATCTTTGCCATAACGGGGGAGCTTGCTTCTATCTTCTCATAACCAAGGTAAGGGAAACGAAAATCTTGCACGTAGAAAGTCATATAGATTTATTTATGTTTAGCGTTCCAGTTCCAGACCGTCCGCGCCCCCGGCATTTCACGCGCACCACATAGGCGGCACGTGTGGACGTGCGAAAGGCACCAGGTCGATGCCTCGCACGTCCACGAGTGGGAGCATTCTTTATTTTTCTTGCTCATAGCCGCGTCCCGTTACGTCCCAGAGTGGAAGTCCGCCGTTTCTTGTCTTCCTCGTGTATTCGATCTTTACAATGCAATCATCTAGCAACCCCTCCCCGCCCGTACTTCGTGCCGTCTTGATCGCAAGGGGGATCTTAATCCGTCCGGTAGAGCGTCCAACGTGACAAAAGAAAGGTTTGTCGTCCCACACTCTCCCCGTTTTCAAATCGCCGTAAGTGATTTTTAAGCGGGTTTTGTTTTGTCGTGACTGCTCAAGCAAAAGCACAACCCTTTCCGGCGTCGCCTCGTGGTATGCCGTTTCCTGCACGATCTTATAATTAATGACGTGTCCGCTAGGCGTTTTCATGCTTACAAGGTCGGCGCGGCGTTGCCCGTCCTTATCGAACCGGATATTCTTTTCTCGCGCCCAATCGTCCACCATAGGACACTCGTCGGCGTTTTCTTTCCGCACTTCCTCTATAAACTCTTGATAATCCGAATCCGCGTAGTAAAGATTAATCGCGTTCTGTTGTGCCGTTTCCGATAACTCTTCAAATGAGAAAGATTTCATAATGTAATGTTATGCTTTTCGATAAGCCTCGCATTGAATCTCTAACCACTTTTCCGCATTCTTTTTATCGTGGAAACGTGGAGACTCTATGCAAGCATTGTTGACCGTAATGACACCATAATGCCGGATCGTTTTAGTCTGTTCGTCCAGGTCAACCGCAAGAAAATGATCTTGTATTTTCATATTAAGCCCAATGATGCGTTAAGCCGTAGCAATTCGTATAAGGCTTGCTCTTGTCGTCCGGCGAAATGTAGCCAAAGAGAGCATGAGCGAGAGACGAGACAAGATGATAACCCATGTCCATTCCGCACCCACCCGCTACGAGAACCCATGAACCCATGAACTCTACAGGCTTAGAATCTAATGCTTTCGCTACGTAGTTCCCGATATCCCATAGCCGCCCGTCCTTATCCACCGTATAAAGGGAGATTTTGCGGCTCATGCCTGACCGAGAAACTGCGCGTAGCACCGTGTAAACCGTCGAACCGTGGGGGAGATGAAGGCGGAGAAACGCTTGCGCCTCTTCCTTCTCTCGCGCCCGTTCTGACTTGTTCATATTGTGAGAGACTAAGCCTTCCTAAAGGTGGAAGGCTGAGAGATACGCCCCAGCGAGTGAGGCGCACGGTCTCAAAATTTACGTTCGTAAGCGGGGACAAGTTGCTCGCGCAATTCCTGAACCGTACCGACGAAGGAGAAGAGGATCATAGAGCGGGAGCAAGGGAGCGTTTAATGTCTAAGCGGAGTTCGTCGAGCGTCCGCGTGTCTTTCTTGCCTTCCCAGACCCATTCTTGTTTGTCGTAGTCGTAGCCCTTCCAGAGAGTCGCGCCGATAGGTGGGGGAGTCATGCCGTCGATTGCGACGGTTGAGCCGTCCGGGAGTTTGTAGATGTCGTGAGAAGTACGCATATTAGAGGGAGAATGTACCCGCTTTGACTGAGGCTAAAAGTTCTTTTTGACGTACTATCTGCGAGTCGAGCAAATTGATTTCCTTGCTGATACGTTCATCTTTGTAGCCGTTGAACTTTTCAATCTTCACCAGGCGGCGACGTTCGGCGCGGAGGAAGAGGAGACGGGCGTTAGTTCGCATAGAGTATAAAATGTGATAGAGTACCAGGCGTTAGATGCCCACCCTGCGCGTTATCTAGTGGCCTGAGTCAACAGGCGACCGGAAAGGCGCAAGGTGGAGCGTGTAGCATGGACGTTATGCCTTGCTTACATTCCAACTGTAACAGTCCCACTGCGAACCGTCAAGGGTAGCATGTGGATAAGCTGAAACAGGCCAATAGAAACAAGGCAATATACACGCCCTACACGTCAAGCATGGAGGGCGTTTATTTTTAAGCTATCGCACATTATGCCAGTTAAGGAACGGACAAAGGCGGGGCAACGCCTGCACATTGAGAGGTTGAAGAGGGAGCACGGATTGACCGAGAAGCAAGCGCGTTTTGTCGATATGGATTTAAACGCCCCAGAATTGCCTATGGCGAAGAAAGCACGCGCGGCGGGTTATAGTGTCAAAGCAGTAAAGAAGAACGGTTATAGGACACTACGCAGCCCTACAATAGAAGCGGCGTTGACGCTTGAGAACAAGAAAAGCCTGGAAGACGAACTAAAAGAATACGATGAAGACCCCCGCGCGTTCGTGAAAAAAAACCTCTTGGCGCACACACGCGGGGAAATCGTGTTAATGGCTGAACATAGGCTAAAAGCCCTTGAGCTTATGGGGAAGATGTCGGGCGAGTTTAAAGAGCATCAGATCATCGACGTGGGGGAAGACACGCGCCGGAATATGGCAAGAAAGCTTTTGGAGGATTAATATAATATAGGCAACCCCAAGAATACCGCTTATCTTAGCGGTGTTTTTGATGTCCTTGAATCATGGGTCGTATAATAGTTCTTGTACGACGCTTAGGATTTGGCTAAGAATACACAAGGCCGGGGCGTTTTGGTTAGGCGAATCTAATATATATAGGGGGTATATAGCGCGGCCAGGCGTAGAGCATACCCCTATATCTTGGCTAACCTTAGCTAATATATATATGTCTCGTCTCCCAGAAAAAAGAGGGGGATACCCCCATGCGCCCACATTAAACAGGGGGAGGGAAGAGCCAAGAGAGGGAAAGAATGGCTAAGACTAGCGAAAAATTAGACCCACCCTTTCGATGTGACTCCCAGCGTTCCCCAAAATTGACCCTACCGCCCAGTGCGTGCATCATTTTTAACCCTTCTTTTCTTCGTCTCCCCGTCTGGGTCTCTTCTCTCTAAAATTTTTTGCAATTTTTTTTGGCTTATCTTAGCCTTTTTAAATTCGTCTTTTCGCTTATCTTAGCGCTTTTTTCTTCTCCCATTCTCCCCTTCTTTCTATAAGGATGTTTTGGCAACTTTTGCCACCTTCAAATGGCAAAAAATGGAAAAAACGAGCCTACGTCTTTTCTCTCTTGGTAAAATTTACCAGCTTCTTGGCATTCTTTGCCAGTTCCTTGTCTTCTAAAACCAGTAAAAACCCTTTGTTTCTATGCTTTTTGCCAGGTTTGCCAGGTTTGCCAGTCTTTCGTTTTTCCCAGTGGCACTGTGAAAATGATTTCTGTACGCACGCTAATATGGCAAACCTGGTAAAACGGCATCGCCTCTTTCTAGGCGAGCCAAAAACCACCCGGTTGGGGTGGTTTGGATACTAGATGTACTCATGGTAACTGTCGGTGTCAGGGTCTTGGTAGTAGATGTTTACCATCTTGGTTCTGGTCATGGCGACGAAGGCGAGGCGGCGGAGGGTTTCGGTCGGGGTCTTTTTCATCTTGCCGACGATCGAGGTGTTGTTGACCACCACGTCGGCCTCTCGGCCTTTCGATTTGTGGATCGTGATGACTTCGACCTCATAGGTGGACGGGGGGCGGTTGAGGAGTTCTTGGATGTAATCGGTATCCTCATGGTCGATATTGAGGCCAGTGATGTCGCCGGAGGCCAGGGCTTTGCAGGTGGTCTCGTTTAAGCCCAGCTCTTCGGGGGTGATGCCGTCCCGGGGGAACTCGGCCTCGCCATACGCCCAGGCTTTGATCTTCTCTCCGCATTTCCGGGGGCCTTCCCAGTAGGTGATGCGGAAGGGGAGGAGCTTTTTCCCGGTAAACTTGCCCGTCTCGGCATCCTTTCGGTTTAGCGATCCGGTCGTGAGGATGATGACCTCGGCCAGCGTGAGGCGCTGGGGGCGGCTTTTCCATAGTTTGAAGAGCTTGATCGCGTTCTCAGCCCCTTCGTCGAGGCGGACGGGGTAGCCGTTCGCAGTCAGTGCGGCCTTCACCTGGTCGGCCTGGAAGTTGATGGGGCAGAGCCAAAGGACGGTGCGGAGGTTATAGAGTTCCACGGCCTGCCGCATCTTGCTGGCAGCGTCCTCGGCATCCTCGGCCAGCTTTACGAAGCCCAGTTTGTCGCTGCCCTTTATTTGCTTTGGCAGGCGTTTCCTATTGCGGGCGATCAGCTTGTTTGCGAGCAATGCCAGGCTGTTCGGCATCCGGTAGGAGTGTTCTCCGAAGATGGTCTCGGCGGCTGGCTGGTTCACGAAGATTTGCGGATCAGCGCCCATGAACTCGTAGATGCACTGGTCTTCGTCGCCGTACCAGAAGACGGGAGCTTTCGTTTTATTGGCGGCTTCGATCAGGATTTTGTGGTACTCGTAGAGCAGCGGACACATGTCCTGCGCCTCATCGACGAGCAGCGCCCGCATGTCATAAGGGATGTATTTGGCATCGACGGCGTGTTCGATCATGCCGATGAAGTCGAGCTTGCCGTTTTTCTCCATGTATTCGAGGTAACTCGCCTTCATCCGGGCGATGATCTGTTTCTCCCCGGCATAGGGGTAGTAGTCGGCCGGATCGCGCAGTTCGAGGCGGCTGCGCTGCATGGCGGCGAACATCAGCTCGTCGTCGGTCGAATCTTTTCCCGTGGTCACGGTCTCGTAGAGGGAGTCAATGTCTTCCTTTGCGACCTTCACGATCTGGAAGCCGGACTCTTTGGCGAACAGGGCGTAATCGTCCTTGCCCATGAGGGTGAGCGCACCCTTTGTCGCGCGGTAGCAGACGGAGTGCTGGGTCGTGATGTTCTTCGTTTGGGCGATGAAATCACGTTCCGAAAGGCCCGGCAGCATGGGGCGCAATCGAGCCTTCAATTCCTCCACCGTCGCCTTGCTGAAGCTCATCGCGTAGATGCTCTGAAGGGGAATCCCCTGTTCCTGCAATTCCTGGATTTTCTTGAGGAGCGTCGTCGTCTTCCCCGCCCCCGCTGTCATTGAGAGCTTGCAGGCGATCTGAAGCGATGGCGTAGCAACGGCGGTTGTGGACGCGCTTGTCTGGGTTAAAGCCTGATCCATAGATTTCTTTAAGAGCGAATAGGACTTCTCCACGTTGCCAGCGTCGTTCGCGGTCGTGCGTTTTGAGCCAGGCAAACAGGGTGTCTTTAGTAAAAATAAACTCATCACGCCTCAAAACGGCGCGTTTTCCATTCTTGATCGTGGACTCGAATGTGAGTTCGTCGGTCGCGTAGTCGCTGAGAAAGCGGTCGATCAATCGTTCAAGCTGCCATCGCGTCGATGCTTCGTCGTCTTCGCGGGATCGGCGTTTCACGAGCTTCATCCAGGCGGCCACGTTGTTTTCATGACCTTTCCGGTACTGCTTTGGGTAAACCTCCCCGGTCGAGCGGAGCACGTCGCGTTGGAAGGCGGCAAACGAGAGGATGTTGTCGGCGGACGTGTCGATGCGTCCGTAGATCGTATCAAGGACGATCGTGCCTCCTGACATTTCTCCGCCGATCATGAACGGCTGGGATTTTTCTCCCCCTTTGGATTCAGGCGAATCGCTTTCGCCTTCGGCTAACGCCCCGTTGTTCTTCACGTACTGACGCCATTGGGACGTGTCGTTTGTTTTGTGGAAGAGGATTGTGTTTTTCCAGATTTCGGCCTTGTCTTCCACGCTCGGGCGTTCGCTTTCCGGCACGTCGCTGTTCTTCTCAGCCCATCGTGAAAGTTCCCAGTTGAACGCCTCACGGCCACGGGTGTCCCACAGGTTCGCGGGGATGTCGTTCAGGACGCGCTCGGCAATCCAGGTGAATGTTTGGTGAAGGTTCGGGTTCATACGGACTTCGCAAACACTTCGTCAAGCCCAGGGTATTCGGGGAACATCAGAGGCATGGGCGGAAACATCGCCTCTTTTGCCTCGTATTCCTTTAATTGTTTTTTGTAAAAGCACTCATGACATTCGAGAAACCAGGTCTCGGGATCGACATCGCAGATCGCGTGGCATTGCTTGAAGCCCATGTACTTGGCTTCGTAGAAATCCGCGCGGTAAGCAGGGCAATACGCATTGCCGAACTTCATTCGTTTCTTTTTCTCCGCGATGGCTGTGTGACGTTCCATCGGCACTTTGTCCCAAGAGCACGCTTTATAGGCGCAAACATAGGTGGTTCCTCTGACTGCGAACGCAGCTTGCGCTGGCGATTCGAATCCTCGGATGTCCCCCCATCTAAGCTGCCTACTTCCTTTTTGCTGAGGAAATGGACGCATAGTGGAAAGGGGAATTGAGTTAGCTGATACAAAATCCTTTCAATCAACCCGACGGTGGGGAGTCATTCTTAATGTGAGGAGGATCAACACACTAGGGATAACAGTCCGTCGAGTTGATTGAAAGGACTTACGTACCGTCGCCGTCCCCAACGGCGAGCACGGGAATTATACAGTCCCGCTGCAAACGTGTACAATGTGGATATCATGATTGATCCTTCCTCCGCTGAGCATAAGCAATATTTGGAAAAAATCTTGAAGAAGCTCGAAGCCGAGCTGTTGATAAAGTACCCCGACGATATAAAAGAATATAATCGTGAGTTCGAATTGACCGCGCTTCAGATCATGGCGGAGCTTGGTCGGCGCGATTTCTTTTATTTCATGGACAAGATTCTCGGCTCGAAGGGAATGAGCCGCGAATTGCACGGGGAGCTGGCTGATTTCATGATGCAGCCGGATGAGGCGAAGCTCGTTCTCATCCCCCGCGGACATTTGAAATCAACGATTTGCACGGTCGGTTATGCGCTCTGGCGTATCGTGCGCGATCCTGAGATTCGTATCTTGATTGCGAACTATAAGCTCGACAACGCGAAGGCGTTCTTGCTTCAGATTTCCTTGGAGCTGAAGACGAACGAGCTGCTTCGCGCGTGCTATCCTGAGCTTATTCCCGACATGAAGCTCGTGAAATGGAATGAGACGGCGGTCACGGTGCGTCGTGAAAGGAAACCGAAGGAAGCTACGGTCGAAGTCGCTGGTGTGGGTACGGAAATCACGGGTCGCCACTACGACCTGATCTTGAAGGACGACTTGGTGGGGCCTGAGAACATCACGACGAAAGACCAGCTCGACAAATTGAAGGCGTGGGATCGCCAGACCCTCCCGATTTTGGAACCGGGCGGCGACCAGGTATATATCGGAACCCGTTGGCACTTCGATGATTTGTACGGGTATTTGCTCGAAGCGAAGAAGGATCAGATCGCCGTGTTCCACCGGGAGGTCTATAAGGATTTGGAAGGAACCCAGACGATCTGGCCGGAGAAGTATTCGCCTGAGCGGGTCAAGAGAATCCAGCGCGATATGGAGACCGATCCTAAACAGGGTCACGCGTTCTTTGTCGCCCAGTACCTTAATCGCGTGATCGACGAGGCTTCGGCCACGTTCAAGCGTAAGTTCCTTAAAACGTATGCTCGCAAGGATATTCCTCCGAATCTTGGCGTCAGTATTACTGTCGATCCTGCTATTTCTGACAAGCAATCTGCCGACTTCTGTGCGCTTACCGTTCGCGGAGTCGATGAAAAGAACCGATGGTGGGTCTTGCAGGTGGTCGCAAAGCGCGGGCTTGGCCCGACGGAGCTTGTCGATCTCATCTTCGAGGTCTACCAGAAGTGGACGGCTCGCGGGTACGATGTCGGCGCGGTAGCCGTTGAGTTCATCGCCTACCAGAAGGCGCTCCAATTCTTGCTCCGCGACGAGATGTTCAACCGAAACGTCTTCTTGCCCCTCGTTGAACTTGTCAACTCCGGGGCTTCGAAGGAGTATCGCATCCGTGGTCTCGTGCCACGTTGGGAGCAAGGTGGTATACTTCTTCCGGAAGAAGGCGAGGATGAAGCAGAATCGGAGGCTCTAGCGGTTTTGCAGGATCAACTCTTTCGTTTTCCGAAGTGTGCTCACGACGATATTCCCGATTCGCTGGCGATGCACGACGAGATTTCAGTAGTGGCTGGGGCATTACCGAAACCCGAGGGCGGCGTCAAGCGAGACCGTTACGGGTATCCGATTAAAGAATCCGCCGGTGGCAATTCATCTCATTTTCTATGAGTTCATCTTTCACCCCCAAGAACTTTCAAAAACAAGCAGAAGGCGCACGCATGTCCAAGGAAGAAGAAATCTTCCTTGGCGCGTTTGACGAGATGTACGGCGAGGCGAAACAGGCCAAGAAAAAGTTCAAGGATATTATGGAGGCGTCCTATCTGGCGTATCGCTCCATCATGTCCGACTTCACCTATTCCAATCGAAACATTGGCAAATGGGGTCTGGCCGTCTTCGTCCCGTATACCTTTCAAACGATCGCGGGCATCGAAGCTCAGCTCACGGGTCGCCCTCCGGCTTACCGGATCGCGCCAGTGAATAACCCGAGCGATAAAGAAACGGCGGAATACCTTGGCAAATTCTCGAAAGCTGAGTTCCGTCGCTCCCATGCGCTCCGCCAGATCGCTGACGCGGTACAGACCAGCTTGATCTTCGGCACATCTTTCTTGCGTTCGCAGCATATTTATGATGTCCGCAAGAAGAAGTTCATCAAGATCGGACAGGACGGGACGCCGGGCTACGAGGAGCGTCCGAAGGTTTTTTACAATGGATGGGGACTCACGAACGACCACCCTCTGAAGGTCTATTTGCCGAACGTGCATGAACATGACCCGAAGAAGTGGCCGTATTATATTGTTCGGGAAATGCGCGACGTGCGCGAAATGAAGGCATATTACGAAAACCATCCCGAGCTTTGCTACAAGACAAACTATAAGGCGTTGAAAGCGGGCGGAGACCTGACCGACGACCTTCAGATTTACAACAAGACCGACATCATGTACCGGATGCCGACCTCGCGTTACCCAGGCACGGCACGCGATCTCGACGGGAAGATGTTCCCTCGCACGACGGAAGGCCCGAAGATTGATACGAAGTACCTGGTCGAGACGTTCCGCGTGTTTTCCGAACAGTCTGACGAATGGGCGGTTATCGCCAACGGCCGCGTGATCGAGTATCACCCGAACCCTCTCGAATCCATCAAGGAACTCCCCGTGGTTGCCATGCGCGACTACGAGATCAAGAACGTCCCGTGGGGCATGGGCGAGCCTGAGCTTCTTCGCTGGTTGCAGTTCGAAGCCAACGCGCTTCACAACCTCGGTCTGGACAGCGCGAAGTATTCCGCCTCCCCGGTATTCGCCATGAACAGCGCTTACCTGCGCGACGAGACGGAGTTCGAGATCGTACCGGGCAAGATCATCCACCTGAAGAACATTCAAAACCTGACGGTCGATAAGGCGATCCAGACGCTCAACACGGGCGAAGTGAAATCCTCCCTCTTCAAACTCTTGGAGATCAACGAGGATGTGGTTCGAAAGACTTCCGGTGCCGGATCGTTCGTGGTCGGTGGGGACTCGGTGAACCCGACCTCCGCTACGGAATCGAACAACCTGAAGGCTGCGTCTACCACGCGCATCTACGATCGCGCTCGCCGCATCGAGCAGGACGTACTGACCGATATCATCCGCCACCAGATCGCTTTCTTTTCCGACACTTACACGGAGGAGATGGCCGTCAAGATCACGGACGACGAGTCGATTCGCTTCCTCCCAGGGAACAAGGATTTGTACGATGAGGCCGAGCTGAACAAAGGGGCGCAGGTAAAGGATGCTGAATCAGGCGAGGTTGTAACTCCAGGGTTCGGAGCAGTGGTCTTCGGGGAAGACGCGGCCGAGCAGTACGACGTGTATATCGAGGGAGAATCGACGATGCCTCTCACGAAGGACGGGCGAAAGGCGGAAGGTATGCAGCTCTTGAAGCTCGCGTCCGAAGCCCGTCGCCCCCTCACGGTCGAGGAAATGCAGAAATACCCTCAGTTGGCGCAAGCCTATCCGCAGGGCGTGCCGATTCTCGATGCCGAGGTCATTGCGACCGACATCCTTATGCCAGCGTTTTCAACGGTCGATAACGTGGATCACTACGTTT